GTAAGTTTTATTAATCAGTTTGATCCGAGTAGAGACCTAACTGATGAACTCTCTGGTGTATCTATTCAAAAACAATATAGTTTACTGACAGAGAGGGAGAAGAAGTTAGTATTTTTAAAAATAAACGGCTATAATAGAATGCCGCCGACGATAGAACAACTTTACTCAGACGATTATTATCTGGGCGGAACAGATTTTTTTGATGGCGGTAGTAATTTGTATCAATTTTGGAAAGATAACCTACCAATGATATTTCCAAGTGAAGTAACAACGGCTAAACCTTTCTTAATTTTATCTGGGGCCATTGGTATTGGTAAATCTACTATAAGTCGTTTATGTCTTGCTAATAATTATGCAAGATTATTATGTATGAAGAATCCATCTAAGACGCTTCATCTAACTCCTAAACCGTTTTCATTTGTAGTTACACATAGAGATGAGAATGTAGGGTATAATGAGTTTATCAGATGGTTTAAGGATGAGGTGCTCTATAAATCACCTTTTTTCAGAAACATAAGACCAAATTTCAAGATGCAATATATTTCATCTGGTCCACTAGGAGGAAAGGTAGGTTTAGGTTCTGATGTACTTGTTTATATACTTAGTGAGGTAAATTTTTATCCCAATCAAGAAAGAGCACAGATGATTGTTGAGTCTGCATATGGTCGTATGACTTCGCGTTTCAATACAGAATCTCTTAAGAAAGTTGGTAACCTAATCATAGATAGCTCTGCAAAAGGAGATAATGGTGTAACAGAATGGTTTAAAGAAAATTCACCCAGAGAATTAACATGGGACTGTCATCCTGCACACTTTGAAGTAAAACCACAAGATTATAAGGAATCTGCGGGAAGGACATTTGATATTTATGTATCTGACGGTAAATATCCAAATCAAATATTACCCGAAGATTACAGATTATTAGAAGACCAAGACCCAGGGAGAGTAATTCATGTTCCCATTCAACTTAAGATCGAAGCAAAGCAGAACCTAGAAAAGATGCTACAAGATAAATGTGGTATATCTACTACATCTTCTGATACATTTTTTGGAGGATCAGTAGAACCCTTAGCTGAATGTATGAGGGGTATTAATAATCTAGTTCCAGAAATTATTCAAGTAGATTTCTATGATAAGTCTGATAGGATTATAGATAAAATCCAGTATGCAGTTGATAAAATACCCAGAGGAACTTCTATTTGGTTAGGCCTAGACTTAGCTACTTCTAGTGACTTTGCAGGTATATCTTGTGTTCAATTTGATTATTGGAAATACATAGGAAAAACAAAATTACCTGTTGTTAAGTGTTATTTCAGCCTAGCTATATCTAGAAAAGAAGGTCAGGAAACCAGTTTATTTCATATCTTTGATTTAATAATGTCTTTAAAACAGAGGGGTTATAATGTAATAGTTTCCGCAGACCAGGCATACTCTAAACAAATTCTTCAGGACTGTGAGCGTGAGAATATTCAAACAAATGGACGAATATCTACAGACAATGTACCTTGCGAACCGGCGATTTATTTAAAAAACCTTATTCTTCAAGGTTTAATAAGTATTCCTAAAAATAGAAGACTACTCCGAGAGGCGTTTGATCTTAAGTATGTACCTACTAAGAAAGGATTTAAGATTGATCACCCCATCAAAGCTACTCAGAATGAATCAGTTTTTGATGTAAATGATGGTAGGGGATCTAAGGATGTCTGGGATAGTTTGGCATCGGCTTGTTATAGTCTTAAGATGTCAATAGATGCAGGAGAAGAAAGCGGATATTCAAGTGGAGTAGATAAACAATTGTTATCTATAAAATCTATGACAACATCAGCTGCGGAAGAATCTAATAGAGCAATACAGTCGATGTTAGAAAGTATATTTTAAAGTGATATGATAATATTAAGAGATAAAACTTTTTCTATAAAGGAAACCAGGGAGAAGGTTCCTAAAGATATCCTAGAAAAAGCTAATAGAGATGGAGTAGTGCAGCAGGATCGAGAAGGTTCCCAAAGATATCCTAGAAAAAGCTAATAGAGATGGAGTAGTGCAGCAGGATCG